TATCTTCTACTTCTACATCATCCTCATCTTTTTCAGCTATTGTTACGGGCTTGTTTGTTTCTTTAGCTTTGTCAATAGCAGTTTTAACTGTTACAGGATTTTCATCTTTAACTTCTTCAGGTCTAGTATCTTTATCTACTACAGTTACCTCAGATAGAGCATTAACAATTTGTTCTTTAATGTATTTCTTTAATTCTGATTTTTTCATGGTCGGATAAATATTTATATTTTGTTATAAATATATCAGAGATTAATAACATTCAGAATCTGCTGTATTCGCTCCTCTGTTGAACCGTTGATGGTATGAGCAGATTTAAGTTTATGAGAGTATGATTGCAGTAAGTTTTGTATACTTACATCAATAAGATGTCTATATGTTGAATTAGTTTCACGTACACCATTATCTTCTATTGGTAATCCTTCAGAAGAAATATAGAATATATAATCATATTCTCCTAAGAAACTAGATGCGTATTGTTCAAATCTATCCTTATCTAAAACATTAATCGATTGAGCGTTCATAGTAAATGCCATAACATCTATAATAGTACGATCTGTAATTAGACTATCATGCATTAATTCAGCACAACGTTCCGCCAAAAATACTGTTTGACCTTTTAATGTAGAATCAGTATTTAATGGGATACCTAAATCTCTTAAATATTTTGAACGTTCAGTAGCAAATTTATATTTTTTAAATTGTGGTAGTTGTTGCAAAGCATTTACCAATGTAGTTTTTCCTACACTCATTGTTCCTGTCAATCCTATCTTCATATTCTTATTTGTTTAATAGCCAACTTGATGATTGAACCTTACTCCCCAATCCATCAATCAATTCTATTTCATTATCAACACAAACCTGTGTTTCTGGAATAGTATTATTATTTTGATCACCACCGTTTGCAAACGCAAGTCTGTATTCTCCCCCGTAAATGTCTGAAAGATATTTTAAAGTAGCACATTGTGTTTTGTCTTTATCTATAGAAATCATACTATAATCTACAACTCTTAAATTACGGATGATCATCAAACGTTCCATTTCGTCTTGAAATTCTTTAGATCCCTTTAGTTCCCGTTGATAATCAGAGTTAACAATCACAAACAATTTATGCCCATAACCTTTTGCTCTATGGAACAGTTCAAGATGACCTTTATGGAGCGGGTTAAAATACCCGCTCACTATAACCATTTTTTTCATGGGTTAGTTTCTATATCCTTCCTCCAATTGGGACTTCATTGATGGATTTTTGTACCATGGTAAACCCTCTTGATCTTTATGTGCTTGATCAAATTGTTCTTTGGTGTACTGGATTCCATGGATGTAATATTCGGCTCGTTTTTTATCGCCTTCAGGGATTAGTGCGGGACCATCCCAGTTGTGCAATTTACCATCTTTAATGTAAGCGATGGTGCCATCAGCTTTTTTTAGTCTTTTAATTAGGATTGGTTTTTTAGTATTGCTCATAATTCAATATTTTTATCAATGTTAAATATACGAACTCTATTTAGGAGTTCAAAATGTCTTCGGCAACATAAATCCCTTGTGCACCACTCACCGTTATACCTCTAGCAGATAAAGCATCTCCCACAAAGTGGACATTGGGGAATGTGGTCAGGGCTAGATTGGTATAATCGACGAGCGGCTCAGGTGACAAATATTTTACTTCAGGAACATAAATGCCCCAGTCGTTTTCAAGTGTTGGAAACACTTTCTTCATATCTTCAATAAAATCTTCAATATATTTAAAATATCCTTGAAATGCGGGTTTAATAATATCTTCCAATTCTCTAGAACTAAAGGCAACTGCAGATACTGTTTCACCTTCAGAGGTTAAAGATGGACGTCTAGAAGGAGAATAGTATAAACCAGTTCCACTAGTATTTACATTAGATACTAACTTTCGAGACCATTCAAATGGATCTTCAATGCCTGGAATTTCCATCAAAATGCCAAAATTGGTCATGTCGTTGCGGAATTCCTCGCCTTTCTTAGCGTGACCATTGTAGCTCACGTTTCCGTATGTTTCCTCTACTGCCACGTAAGCAGCGTTGTTATTTGTGCAAAATGAGCGAAGCGAAACACCGTTATCAAATTTACGATACAATTTAAAATCGTAAGATACGTCAATTAGTTTTTGGAAGTGTTTTTGTGGGGCTTCAAATCGAACACCAATTTGTACTGGCTTAGGCTCATCTGGTAGATTATATTGTTGGGCTAGTTCTTGAGCAAAGTCAATACCTGATTTACCTACTGCAAATATAAGCGTATCATATTTTAGATCAGCATTGTGTGTATAAACTCTGTTATTGTTAAAGTCAATATCTTCAACTTGAGTTTCCCATTCAAATCTAACACCTTTATCAACTAAGTATTGATACCATGCTTTAGCAATTTCATGTAGGAAATTACTTCCAATGTGCCATACAGGGAACATTCTCAAGCCAAAATATGGTTTAATAAACTCGGGTTCCTCTTGTGGATCCGAACAAAAGATTTCTTCTGGTTTAGGGTGGAAACGTCTAAAGTTAGCAATTACTTGATCCATCAATTCCATTGCTTTATCCTCTCCACAATATTTGGATAGTTGTCCCCCAATAGCAGTATGGTAAGTTAATTTGCCATCACTCCATCCACCTGCGCCTAGCATACCTGTCATTACTTCTTCAGGTAAACGGTTGTGTGGATCACTTCCTTTATCAATAATGGTAATTAATTCTCCAGGATATCCGTTGTCTACTAATTTAGTTGCGGCATTAATTCCTGCTACTCCAGCTCCTACAATTACGATTTTATCTTGTTTCATGTTGCATTATAAATTATTTGTAAATATACGAAAAAAAGTGACGCAATCCAAGTTGAATTGCGCCACAGCTGCATAATTTTTGTCTCTTTCGAGCGACCGGCTATGAATCGGTCTGTATGTTATTAATTAATCAAATGTTACAGTAGCACCAAATTTGATATCACCGTTAGGCATTAATTCTAGATCAATATCTGGGTTGCCTTCTAAAGTAGCTTTACCTCCTACAGACTTTAAATAATCTGTTAAGCCATACCACTCTTCGGTATCATATTCTTCTTCATCTCCGTATTGTTCTTTTTCCCATACGTCTTCGAAATATTCACCTTCTTCAGCATCTTCAGGGATACTCATGTTGAACATATCTGATACATAATCTTCAAATTGTTCAATATTTTCGTTTAATTGCTCTTCGGTAATGATACCTGCTAGTTTTTGCATTCTGCGAAATTCTTCGCTTAAAATTTGCTTTGCCATTGTTTTATTATTTGTATTTTTAAATTAGTATTGCCTTTAATTACTCTATGGATCTGTCCCATGGGTATAAATATACTATCTCCTTCTTGGAGCGCCAAGGGCAACTCATTATCTCTTTGCAGTTGCCAACCTTCTCCCTCTAATATTTCAATAGTACGATCTTCTTCATCTTGGTGCCAAACTAGCTCCATTGGATCTACTTCAGAACTAAATTCTCGTATAACTGAAGTTGGGGTGATTGGTGTGTTTGTGTATGGGTTAGTCATCTGTTAAAGGACCACCAACAACCCAAGCATCACATGTTCGAGCCGCGGCGCATTTGAATTTCAAAAACCGACAATACCCTAATTTTCCGGCATCGATTACATCAAATGGATCTTCTGTTCCACCGTCACTACCTATTCCTTTAGCAATGCAATCTAGTGTTTTAGTTGTAATGTCAAAAGCAGCACAGTTGGCACATAGTGATTTTTTAGCTTCTTCGGCCGAATCCAACTTCCACATATTCACTTTGGCTTGCCAAAATTTTTCGTTTGGTTCGTTTGGATTTAGAGGTCCGTATCCATACTCGTTAATAGCTTTTTGTCTATTCTCAAGATTAAGCTCTATGTTTTGGGTTGGAGCAGGACATTCGTTTAGCTCTACCTCGTTTAATATGTCAAGTAATTTCATCATTTTTTATTTTTTATAGGAGCATATCCTGAACCATATGGTGCTGCTTTACCAGATTGTGGATTTGGTGTTTCTTTTAATTTATCTAAACTTTCGTTTTTAGTTTTGCCCCATGTTTTGCCCTTACCCGGGTCTTTACATTTGGAAGCGGTAGGACGACAAGATGGATATTTGGCTCGTTCTTCACCTTTTTGGCGTCCACAAGGTTTGTATCCTACTATTTCTCCATCTTTGCGAATAGGAGAATTGCAATCTACCCAACCACCTGTTTTACCTGGAGCACCTTGGCGTTTAAACCATGTGCGTAATGTTTCTTTTTCCTCTTTAATGTCTTTCCAAATATCACCTTTGCGGCATCGCACTACGGCTCCAGATTTGTAAGCGGAGGGCTTATCAAATTTGCGATCTGCTATGCGCAAGCATCTATCTCTTTTGGTTTTTTTTTCCAAAAGCATTTCTTTAACTAACGACTTTAATCGAGTTTCTAGTAGATTTACTTGGCCTGTTTTAAAGTAATTTACAGCAGGTATTTTGCGTATTTTTTCGATTAAACTATTAATTTGAGTATCTTTATCAAATTCGGTGAATGGAAAAGTATCAAATTTTACACTTAATATACCAACGTGGTTTGGATTACTTGCTGCACTTTCTTCCTCGTTTTTAGGGGTAAATGTTACAATCGTTATTCCCTCAATTGAGCGAATATCTGAGATAAGATCTGCTTGGGGAGTGATTGTGGTATTTAAACCTGCTTCTCCGCTTATTTGATATGTTCTATTGTATGACATTTCCTCTTAATTGTGTTATTTGTTTTCTAGATAAGAAAGAGCAGCTAAGCCAAATTCATTAAATGTATCTTTAATTATAGATTTCTTA